AACTGCAGGAACCAGTAGCCCGTTCCCACCGCTGACGTGGTGTATGACACACCTGTTGTGATTTTTTCCATCTGGTACATACCCCGTCTCCCGCAATCCGGAAGCTCACAACAACAAGAGGGGCGTCAGCTCACACCGACAGCCCCTGCGCATGGTTACATCATCATTTCGCCGTCAGGCTGAGGCTCACTGCTACCATCAGGCTGAGACCCGACGCCATCTGAAACAGCACTGTCATCCGCAATGCCTTCCGGCTCCGGAACAGTCGGTGCGCCCAGCAGTTCATCCAGAATGGCATCCACTTCTGCATCAAGACGCGCCTCAAGGTTCTGCCGAAGTTGCTGTTTCAGTGCGCTTCTGACTTCTTCAGAGCGCAGGACTTCCTTCACTGCTTCAGCAGTGACCAGCGATTTTATTTCTGACATGGTATTTTCTCGTTGAAAGGTGTTGTTAAGAAAGTTGCTACGGAATGAGAGGCTCTTCGGGTTTTGTTCCGGCTGACTGACTGGCACTGATTTTCTCAGCGGCCCTTTTGTCAATCTGTCTGCGCCAGAAATCTCTCACGACTCTGTACCCACCCGAAAGAAGATACAGCACACAGACCGCCGTACAGAAGTACAGCATCACCTGATGAATAAATGTCATAATTTCTTACCGTTATGGTTGACAATGAGAATTGTTTTCATTTAAAAAACCAATGTACGAAAGCATCTTTTCTTTACATTCTCCATTGGGATTACCTCCGCCAGCTTCCATTCCTGCCGCTGGCGGCTTTTTTTAGCAATTATGCGGCTGCTCCAGCTTTGTTTGCTTTAACTTCCACCGTATCAATAAGTACAGGGTAGGTTTCTGCACTACCTGTAATATCCGTAATGACAAACCTGTTGAGTCCATTAGCAGTATTGGCCCATTTCACCAGGTCAAACGCCTGTCCATCCACACCATCAAGCACCGGAGTAACATTAATGCTGTTACTGCCCTTAAATTTAAATGCAAGCGTATGCCAGTCATGGTCGAATGCGCCAAACGTGCCAAGTTCTTTTTGTTGATTAACTGTATGATGGTATGCAACATTAATACTGGCTTTATCTGTCTGGACAAAGAAAGAACTCAGATGGCCTTCACCACCCTCACCCGGCCATTCCGCTATTCGCCAGTACAAACCAAAGGCATACTTGTTTCTGGTTGTCTCAAGATTGACGTTTTCGGGGATTTTAAACCGGACAGCAATTTCCCCGCCTTTTTCCAGTAAAAGTTTTGCCTTGTCTGCAGCAATATCACAGTACATTGACCAGGATTTCGCGCTGTTATTTTTCTCAATTCGCAGAGCTTTATTGCCGCTGTCATCAACCAGTGTGCGTCTGCCATACATACCGTCCCAGCCATAAGGTTTCAGCTGATTGTCTGTAGCTTTTTTGGCATCGTAAAAAATTACAGACTCTGAGGTGGTAACCGGCCTGTCTGGAACAACCACCCCGGCAGTACCATTAACAAACGCAGAAGACTTACCCGCGCAGCTCAGAATCGCCGTTGCCAGACGGTCGGAAATAATCCCACGGCGAGCCCATGAACTGAAATGGCTCGCCCTGTCCTGTGACGTCCAGGTGGCTGAGCTGTCACGCCATTTCGAACCGTAATAACCGATACCCGGAATGTCCGGGTCTTCTTCCGGTTTGTTCGTCGGCACATTCACCCCGTTCTCATCGGTCATGAACGGTACGAAATGGATATTCTTTTCCGTTTTATTTTTATAGCTGCCGTACACCGTCTGGTACGTGGATTCGTTCTTCTGCTTCCAGAAATACGTCGTGTCCCCGCATATCCAGGGAACACCGCCAGCAGAGCCACCGACGCACTGGCCTGCCATATCCGCCAGGTCTGCACGGAATTTATCAACCAGCGCACCAAACTGTGCGGCATGATTTGCCGGCGTACCGCCAAAATCAAATTCCCCCTGCATCCACACCACGGCAAACAGCACATTTTTCGGGTTCTTCTCCAGTGCCGCTTTTGTTCGACCGATAAGGTCCTTATACAGCGGCTTGTCCACACCCCAGCGGGTTGAATTCTCCGAGGCACCACTCGCGTCACTGTATGTGCCATCAGCTCCGGTGGTGAACGCTGAACCACCACGACAGCACGGAACCAGCAGAATGCCCGCATTCGCCGGTATAAACGGCAGCAGTTTTTTGGCGATATGCAGCCCCTGCCCCACGGTTCCGTACTGCCCCTTTGACAGGTCCGCTTTCGGATGGTTAAGACGGCTCATGTCCTGCACATCATGCAGACAATGGTCCGCCGGAATGATGTCGTTATATTTGCATGCTGCACCGCCCGGTGTCACCGTACTGCGACGCGCCAGTTGCTTAATACGCGGGTCCGGACGGTCATATGTCCCCGGCAGCGGAAGGCCTTCACCATACGACATGCCGTTTGACTGCCCTGCCAGAACCACAACAAAGTAATACTCCGGGTCGCTGGTGGCGCTGATTACTGCACCTTCTGCTGCAATCGCCTGCATCAGAGTATAAGGGGTTATGGCCACCGGACTACCAAACGGCTGCCAGCCCTCTTTCAGTTTATGTGTCAGCTTTTCCGCAAGATCTGACGGCGACGCCGCCCTGACAACATCATAGTGTTTAAATGCCATGGTTCTTTCCACCATCTGAAAAATGATTCTTTAAAATACCTGACATGTAATACAGAAAAAACACAAAACCATACCTTAAATAAAAACCTCATCATCAAGCAGATATGCATGGATAAACTACAAGACGAGATATAAACCACCCTGCATTTAAATAAACAATAAACAACATCAGAAAAATAATTCTGCTCTATGGTTTACATTCAAAAATATCATTTATACTTTTCAGAACATCACCAGCAATGCATAAACAAGGAAACCAAATGAAGTGGATTGTGATTGATACAGTTATCCAGCCATCATGCGGAATATCTTTTTCAGTCATATGGAGTAAAATAAAATTAATAATCTGGTATCAATCGGATGCTTTCTTACCTCCTGAAAGTATATTTACACTGACTCACACAGGCATCATGCTCAATAACAAAGTGCTACCTGTAACCATTTACAACGTAGTACCATTCAATAAAACATTCTGGAATTTAATCAAAAACAGCCAGGAATGCCCTACAAATACAGATAACGTATTGAATGAATGCTTTAATAACCGTTGCACTCTGCAAATATGTCCTTATGGGCTAAAACAACAAAGTCCATAAGGAGTTTACTCACATCTGACAAAATCAATATAAACAGCCCCTCCGGAGAGGGGCTGGAGAGTGGCGCTATGTGCCATTGCATGGTGCCGGGTGCCTCCCGGTGAATTCAGTACCAGCACCTGAATCCGCGATTATCCCATATACCTACTCGCTGATTGCCCCTCCGCACAGGGGGATTCACCATGCCAGTTTCTTTTAACAAACTCCCCGCAAACCAGACAACAGTCAACCGCCTGAATTGTGAGACATTTAAAAAAAAGGCCCGCAAAAGCGAGCCAGGGAAAATAAGTGTGGCGCGTTGTACTGGATTCGAACCAGTGACCGATTGCTTAGAAGGCAATTGCTCTGTCCGGCTGAGCTAACAACGCAGGATACAGATAATGAACCGCCTTCGGGGACCCGAACTCCGCGCAACCAGCTTCGAAGGCTGGCGCTCTTTCCTGATGAGCTAATGGCGGTATGTGATGGTGGCCCTTGCTGGATTTGAACCAGCGACCTGGCGATTATGAGTCGCTCGCTCTCACCACTGAGCTAAAGGGCCGGGAGCAGAATAATAATGGTGCGTAATTAATTCTGCAATCTCATCCGTTTCAAACGATTAAATCCTGAACTTCCCTGACTGTCTGCTCAAAACGTCCTGTCTCCAGTTCAACGCCAATCGCACGACGCCCGAGCGCCAGTGCCGCTTTTACCGTTGAACCCGACCCCATGAAAAAATCCGCAACCAGATCACCAGGACGACTGCTTGCGCTGATTATCTGCTGCAGCATTTCTGCCGGTTTTTCGCACGGATGTTTCCCGGGATAGAACTGCACCGGTTTATGTGTCCACACATCCGTGTACGGCACCTGCGCCGTCACACCAAAATACCGCCGCAGATGTTTATATTCACTCTGCAGCTCCGCATACTGTCGGTTCAGTGAAGTATACGTATCCACCAGCTGGTGGTGGGGCTTTTCCAGTTCCCCCCGCTGATGCTTCTCTTCTGCCACCCTGGCAAACAGTGCCTGTAATTTCAGATAATCGCTTTCGTTCGGCAACTGCCACTGACTGGCACTGAACCAGTGCGACACCATGTTTTTCTTTCCTGTGGCATCTGCAATCTGTTTTGCCGTTATCCCCAGGGCCGCGCATGCATCACGAAAGTAAGAAATCAGCGGGGCCATCACATGCTGTTTCAGTGCCCTGCCCTTCGCCTCATACCCGGCATCTTTCGGACGATACGGCCCCTGATAATGTTCCGCGAACAGAATGCGCTCTGTGGCGGGGAAATACGCCCGCAGGCTTTCCTTGTTGCACCCGTTCCAGCGTCCGGAAGGCTTCGCCCAGATAATATGGTTCAGCACACTGAAGCGTTCACGCATCATGATTTCGATATCAGATGCCAGGCGATGACCACAGAACAGGTAAAGACTTCCGGCAGGTTTCAGCACCCGCCAGAACTGCGCCAGACACTGGTCCAGCCACTTCAGGTAATCATCGTCGCCCTTCCACTGGTTATCCCAGCCCTCAGGCTTCACTTTAAAGTACGGCGGGTCCGTGACTATCAGGTCAACAGAATTTTCGGGTAACGACCGGATAAATTCCAGGCAGTCGGCGTTGATTAACTCACAACTGGATATTTTTACAGTATTAAGCATGGATCATTAAGCCTGTCTCTGATAGGCTCATTCTGCTTTTGCGCAAAGCAGTGGGCCTGAGGTTTGCTTGTGAACCCAACGCATGAGCAGATGGCTGGTGGGTGCCCCTAACACCCACCAGCCGCCCATTTACCACAAATAAAAAAGCCTTCACTGCGGAAGGCGTCTGTAACAACCGAACTGATAGTCTGCCAGACCCGCCATAACCAGCTGGGTCAGTATTAACTGGCAGCGTTCGCGTGAAAGGTAAGTATTCTGTGCAATCTCCCCGACTGTCGCCGGTTCGGTAACGCTTAATTCATTAAACACTACTCTGGCGGTTTCTGTCATATCCTGCTGTTTTAGCATGTCTTTTTCCCTTTTCCGGTTAACGTGACACACCAATAACTCTTGTCGAAAAAGCCAGCAAGCTGAAAGACAGGTATTCACCGCCACCAGCGCGTTTACTGTACTGACGCGATTTCAGTCATAAAAAACCCGCCAGGCGGCGGGGTGTAAAAAATCTTCTAACGTCAGGCATAAAACGCCCATCGTTAGAGCAAATTTACCACAGATTCGGGAAAAATCAACAACACTATCGCGTTACCCTCTTTAACTGCCGCTCCGCCCATGCCTCTTCAATGTCAAACCGAACCACCAACGTATCGTAAAAGCGTTTCACTGATTTTTTCCACGTATCAAGCGTGATAGCACTCGTCACTTTGCATATGGCATTAAATGCCTCCGTTGATGGTAGTCTTTCACAGCCACGACCACCACAACGCTGGCAGTCTCTGATAACAGGCATACCACGTTTTACCGACTCTTCACGATGAATGGCGACACCACGCCCACGGCAATCCTTACAGGCGGTGGAAACCTCACCCTTTCCGCCACACTCCGGACAGGCAACTTTTACCACCTCCCTGACTTTTTTCCATTCTTCCCAGTAAGACGGATACACACCTTTCGTACACTTTGCCCATACCGGCGGCTTACCATCCGGATACTGGACCTTGTTTGTAAAAACTACGCTTTCAATAAATTTTTCCCCATAGCAACAAGGGCACTGCTTTTTACTCGCTGCGCTGCGGGCATAATCCTCAAAAGCGTACGAAGCCATAATGCGCATCACTACCGGTTTTATTTCTGCCGGGAGTTTTCTTAACGCCGCCACGCGATCACACCGACTGAGTGCATATTCTGTCAGCAATTCTGTTGCCCGCTCTCTGTCATTCATACTAATGCCCATTTTCCCAAGGAACGCAGAAAACCCCATCTCAGCCCGATTCTGTGTCATGCCCTGCGCGGCCATCACATCAGTGATACTCAGCGCATCTTTCGACGTTGAGGCCGATGCATCAGTCAGGCCGGGGGATTTTGGGGAGTAGTATTTCGGTAAATCTTCCAGTTTCATTTTTTGACCTGCCCTTCAAGCATTATGGGGTAAATCTTCACCCCCAGACGTCCACCAGATACTGGCTGAGCACGAACGATATTGATTTCATCAAACTGCTCATCGTCCATTAGCAACCCCGCATGCGTCAGCGCATCCAGCGGCGCTTTCAGAATATTGTCCAGGTCACGGCGGCGCTTATCCGGTGGTTCTGCAATAATTTTTATTGCCAACCTTCCGGACAGGCTTAATTTCAGCCGCTGCTGGCGAACAATAAGCGCCACTGCCCGGCGATAACGCTCCCCGGCTTTTGATACAAAATATGTGCTGCCACGACGACGCCAGTAAGTGTTCACCGTTGGCGGGTAAGGCAAAACAAATTCTATGCGTTCAGTCATTTATGCTTTCCACTTCAAAACACCCGAATTTCTCGCGTGCATTAAAAAACGAATCAGCAACAACAGCTGGCTGCCGTGTTTTTCTTCAAAATCTTTTACCCCGGCGTGTAGTTCGCTATGGCATTTACGGCACAGCGGAATAACAAACAAATCATCAGCCTTTGTTCCCATCCCTCCCAGTCCATGACCAATGATGTGATGCGGATCATCTGCCTGATTGCCACACGTCATGCATTTCTGCGTTTTTACCCAACGCGTGTATACAGGCATCTCTTCCCGTTGTGATTTCTGGCGCTGGAGATACTGAGCCGGTGACTCCGGATCAACGGCAATGCTGACCACCGTCTTTTCCTGTGGCGGGTTTTGCTGGTGGGCGTGAGGCAGCGGCGCAAGATTTTTTGTGCGCTGCTTCAGTATGCTGGTGGCGGTCTGCTCTCCCGGTACGATGTCGCTTTCACGGTACATTGAGCGGATTTTTTCCGCACGCAACCCC